AACTCTACCAACTAACGTAGTAAGATTAGTAATAAAAGATCTAATACGTTATGATGGGTGTAAAGAAGAATTAAAACTTACTCAACAAAAAGTTATCAAGCTAGAAGAAAGAGAAGTACAAAAAGATACTATCATCAAACTTCTAAACGATAAGGATGAGAACAATAAGTACATCATACATCAGAATGAACTACAGATAGGACAGTACGAACACCTAACTGATGATTTACAAAAAGAGATAAGAAAATCAAGAACAAAAACATTTCTATACAAAGTAGGAACGTTTGTAGGAATAGCAACTTCACTGTTTCTATTTGTAAAATAAATTACACAAAGGCTTGCACACGCAAGTCTTTTTTTGTATATTATATCTATATAAAATATGATATGACAAAGAACAGTGATGTAAAACCTCTTATCGAAGAAAAGGTTGTAAACAAAATGGTTGATCATCCTCAACACTACGGAGGAAAAGACAACAAATATGAAGCCATAAAAGTGATTGAAGCATGGGACTTAGGTTTCTGTTTAGGAAATACTGTTAAGTATATTTCTAGAGCAGGAAAGAAAGATAACATAGTTCAGGAATTAGAAAAAGCTCTTTGGTATTTGAAAAGAGAAATCAAAACACTAAAGAAAGATGGCAAAGAAGACTGTTAAGCAAGTAGAGCTTATAAAAGGACACATTACTCCGGCCATAGATTATACCAATCAAAAATCAATCTCGTACAGTCAAACACTATCTTACAGTACTTGCCCACACCAATGGAGCTTAACGTATGTAAAGAAGTTAAAAATACAAAAACCTTCTATACACCTAATCTTTGGTACAGCATTACACGAAGTTATGCAAGCATGGCTTACAGAATTATACGATGGAATGGTAAAGAAGTCAAATGAGATGGATCTTAGCGGTATGTTATATGATAGATTGTTTGATTTATATACACAAGAGAAAGATAACTACGGACAACACTTTTCTAGTTCTGAGCAGCTTTCGGAGTTTCATAAGGATGGTACTGAGATTTTGGAGTACGTTCGTAAGAAACGCTCTAGTTACTTTGGAACTAAGTATTATAAGTTAGTTGGAGTAGAAATTCCACTAATACACGAAATAGCTAACAATGTTTTCTTCAAAGGATATATTGACATTGTTCTGTACGATCAGCAAGAAGACAAGTACATCATCCTAGACATTAAAACATCTACCTCAGGATGGAATGAGTATGCAAAGAAAGATGATAAAAAATTAGCACAACTACTTCTTTATAAAGAATTCCTAGCAAGACAATTTAACTTAGATGTAGATAAAATAAATGTAAAGTATTTCATTGTAAAAAGAAAAGTACCAGCCGATCCAGACTATCCAGCAATGGGGAGAAGAGTTCAAGAGTTTGCACCACCCTCAGGAAAGATTAAAAGAGGACAAGCCACTACAGCTCTTACAAAATTTATTGAGGATGCTTTCGACTCAAATGGAAAGTATATTGATAAGGAGTATGATAAGAAGCCATCCAAGTCCAACTGTATGTTTTGTGACTTCAAGGGTACTGAGCATTGTCATGCAGGTGTTTTAATATAGTAGTATATTTATATATAAATATAATTATATAAACTATGAACACAAAAAAATTAACATCAGTTAAAGTAGAAGAGGATCTTCTGCAGGAATTTAAAGAGCAATGCATACGATATAAGTTTTCGTTGCAGAAGCTTGTAGACAGGGCAATTTTTCTGTATCTTACAGAAGAGGAGTTTAAGCAAAAGCTACACACACAAACAAATATTAAATTAAAATAGTTACATGAAAGAAAAGTTTCGTTATGTTAAGAAGGAGGATCGTAAGAAGATTCTTCTGTTATGTGATGATATTAGGATGCATTCTGGTATCGCAACAATGGCCCGAGAGATTGTCGTAGGAACATCTCACCACTTCAATTGGGTAAACCTAGGAGCAGCTATCAACCATCCAGAAGCTGGAAAAGGATTTGATATATCTGCAGAAGTTAATAGATTAAATGAAATAGATGATGCAGATGTAAAAGTACTTCCTAATAATGGGTACGGAGATGCAATGCAGATTAGATCTTTGATTGCTCAAGAAAAGCCAGATGCAATCTTCATCTTTACAGATCCAAGATACTGGACTTGGTTATTTGAAATTGAAAGAGAAATTAGAAATGAAATTCCTTTGATGTATTTAAACATTTGGGATGACTATCCTGCACCTCTTTATAACAAACCTTACTACGAGTCATGTGATTTGTTAATGGCAATTTCAAAACAAACTAAAAATATTAATGAAATAGTTTTAGGAGAGCAGGCTGAGGGTAAAATTATAAAATATGTTCCTCATGGAATAAATGACGAATACTTTTTCCCTATAACCTCAGTAGAGGATATTAAACACTTAGATGAGTTTAAAAAGAATTTATTTCAAGGAAAGGATATTGAATTTGTAGTATTCTTTAATTCAAGAAACATTAGAAGAAAATCTCCAGGAGATGTAATCTTATCTTATAGAATGTTTTGTGATTTAATTGGAGAGGACAAAGCTAAAAAATGTGCTTTAGTAATGCATACGCAAGCTGTAGATGAGAATGGTACAGATCTTTTTGCAGTAAGAGAAGCAATATGTAATGACAGTTATGTAAATGTATTTTTCTCTCAAGAGAGATTAGACACTCCACAAATGAACTTACTGTACAATATAGCTGATGTGGGAATGCTAATTACTTCAAACGAAGGATGGGGATTGTCTTTAACTGAAACTATGATGGCAGGTAGGATGATTATTGCCAACGTAACAGGAGGTATGCAAGATCAAATGAGATTTACAGATGACAATGGTAAATGGATCGACTTCACCCCAGACTTCCCTTCTAACCATAGAGGAACTTATAAAGAGCATGGAGAGTGGGCAGTACCTGTATACCCTTCAAACATCTCAATGGTAGGGTCAGTACCAACTCCTTACATATTTGACGATAGATGTGCACCAGAAGATGTAGCAAAAGCTCTTTGCACAGTTTATGATTTAGGAAAAGAAGAAAGAACTAGAAGAGGATTACTAGCTAGAGAGTGGGTAACATCAGATGAATCAGGAATGTCAGCACGTCAAATGTGTATAAACGTAATTGAAGCAATGGACGAATCGTTTGACAAGTTTGTACCAAGATCTAGATTTGATCTATTCAAAATAGAAGAGAGACCAAAAAAGTATGTCACACATAAACTATTATACTAATGGGACAAAGTTTGAAAACCTACAAAGATAGAATACTATTATCTGAAGTTTTAAGTGAATTATTTGATAGCAGTCCTTTTAAGAGTGACTTTAATTTTGGTTTAAATAACTTTAAGGATGTTGTTGTAACTCCATTTCAAGATCCTCAAGATAATGAAATTAAAATTATATACTACAACGAGGGTAATAGTTTATATGAGCTAGATTTTATGGTTAATAATACCAGTTTTAAAGATTGGGAGGTTACCTACACACTGGGAGAGTATGCAAAATTACTGACTACGGTTGCTAGTGCTACTTCTCAATTTCTAGACCAATACAAACCTGCAGGGTTAAAAATAAAAGGAGTTGACGATTTTAGAAAAATTCAAAAAAAGGAAAAAGCTCAAGGGCAGAAAACTAGAATCTATGATTACCTTATTTCACAAATAGAAGATAAAGGAGATTACATGGTAGATAGGTCTGTAAAAGACGGTATTGCATTAATGAGAAAGTAAAAATAAAGTTATATGAATAATAAACCAACATTAGTAGTAAGCTGTCCTGTAGATACTTACTCAGGATACGGAGCAAGAGCAAGAGATTTTGTACAATCAATTATAGATTTAGACAAGTACGATGTAAAAATCTTATCACAAAGATGGGGTGGAACTAGATTTGGATATCTAAAAGATCATAATAACCAATCTTTAGCATCTAGAATTATTCCTCAACTAACACAACAACCAGACATCTGGATTCAAATTACCGTACCAAATGAATTTCAAAAAGTTGGTAAGTATAATATTGGAGTAACAGCTGGCATCGAAACTACACTTTGCGATCCTACTTGGATTGAAGGATGTAATAGAATGGATTTAGTTCTTGTATCGGCACAACATGCTAAGAAGGTGTTTGAGGAAAGTAGATTTAATATACAAGACAGTAACACAAACCAAGTAACGGGAACTCTAGCACTAACTACAAAAGTAGAAGTTGTATTTGAAGGAGCTGATGTAGAAAAGTATACTCCGTTAGCATTTCCAACTAAGCTAGACCTTTCTAACATAGATGAACCATTCTGCTTCTTAACAGTAGGACACTGGCTTCCAGGAGTACTAGGAGAGGATAGAAAGAATATTGGATACACTATTAAAGCATTCTTAGAAACATTTAAAAATAAAAAGAATGCACCTGGACTTATTCTAAAAGTACAAGCAGGATCAGGAACCTCTATTATGGATAGAGACGAAGTACTAAATAGAATTGACGTAATTAGAAAAACTGTAAAAGGTAAATTACCAAACATATACCTTCTTCATGGAGAAATGTCTGATGGTGAAATTAATGAACTGTACAATCACGGTAGAGTAAAGGCAATGATCTCTCTAACAAAAGGGGAAGGATTCGGAAGACCACTACTAGAATTCAGTTTAGTAAACAAACCAATCATAGCATCAGGATGGTCAGGTCACGTAGACTTCTTAGACAATCAATTTACAAAACAGATTGGAGGAACTCTTACAAACGTACATCCATCTGCAGCTGTTGATAAAATGATCTTACAAGAGAGTCAATGGTTTAAACCAGATGATGCTTTAGTAGGAAAGGCTTTGAAGGATGTGTTTGAAGATTATAAACCATACAAGGAATTAGCGAAGAGACAAGGATATAAAAGTAGAACTGAGTTCTCATACGATAAAATGAGAGAAACGCTAGATATTATTCTAACACAGTACATACCTGAGTTTCCTAAACAGGTTCAACTAAAACTACCACAACTTAAGAAAATTGAACTACCAAAATTAAAAAAAGTATAATGGAAGAAAAAATGTCAATCTGTCCACACTGTGGAGGAAATGCTTGCTACGAACAACAAGTAAGCGAAGAAGTAACAACGAGCTTTTGTTTCGGATGTGGATATTCAACTTCAACTTTAATGGTTGAAGGAGGAGAATTAGTAACCAAAACTTTAGAAGCATCACCAGAACTTTACAAAGATCTTATGTTTATTGATGAAGATAAGAAAGTTTGGTTCCCTTCAACAGTAACTCTTCCTAACAAAGGAATGGTATTTCTAGATGGAAATTCAAAAGATAGTTGGAAGTGGGCTGCAGTAAATTCTATTGAAATACTAGAAGAGGAAAAAGCTAAGTTCCCAAAAGGTCAGATAACCAAGATGGATATGAAAAACATCCAGCACTTTGATAAAGAAGACTTCATGGAAGCATTAGATGCAATTAAATTCTTTGATGTAGAAGTTGCAGAATCAAAATAAGTTTTGTATATTAATAGTATGAAAATAAGTTATGCAATAACGGTTTGTAATGAATTGGAGGAAGTGAAAAGACTAGTCAACTTCCTCCTTTCTAATAAACGTACACAAGACGAGATAGTAATACTATACGACAATAACGGTAGTGTTGAAGTGTACGATTATGTGAATAATTTAGATGAGATAGTAAATATATTTGTAGTAAAGGATAACTTTACAGGACACTTTGCTGAATGGAAAAATAAACTAACCCTTTTATGCAAAGGAGATTACATCTTTCAAATAGATGCAGATGAACTTCCTAACGAACAACTTATCGACGTCCTTCCATACATCTTAGAAATTAATCAAGAAGTAGATGTATTTCTTGTAGCAAGGATTAATACGGTAGAAGGACTTACTCACGATCACATACGACAATGGAGATGGAATGTAGATGACAAAGGTTGGGTGAACTTCCCAGACTACCAATGGAGGATCTATAGAAACAGTCCTTCTATAAGATGGAAAAACAAAGTACATGAAGTACTCGAAGGATTTAAAACATCCACACTACTTCCAGCAGAAGAGCTATACTGCTTATACCATCCAAAGACAATAGACAGACAAGAAAAACAAAATAATTATTACAATACATTATGATATCAAAAGAAAGTATACAATCCTTAGTAGGTAATCACGTATCACCTTACATCTACAACGCAAAAGCGTTTAAACCAGGAGAGACTCCTATATACTACTCAGGACCTTACTGGGATAATAAAGAAACAGAAGCTGCTATTAATGCATTCCTAAATGGAAGATGGATTACTACTGGAGAGAATGTGTTTAAATTCGAAAGACTTTTTGGTAAGAGATTTAATTCTAAGTTTAACCTAATGGTTAATTCAGGATCATCAGCTAATTTAGTTCTTATAGCGGCTTTGAAGAGAAGGTTTAACTGGGCAGACGATGACGAGGTGATTGTATCTCCAGTAGGATTTGCAACAACGGTATCGGTACTGTATCAAAATAGATTGAAACCAGTCTTCATTGATATTGAATGGGATACTTTAAACTTTGATCTAGATGAACTTGAAAGAAAGATTACACCTCGTACTAAAGCAATCTTCGTATCACCAGTATTAGGTAATCCACCGGACTTTGATAGGTTGTTAGCAATTTGTGAAAAGTATGATATAAAACTAGTAGGAGATAATTGCGATAGTTTAGGATCAAAATGGGATGGAAAATACTTAAACGAATACTACGTAGCCTTCGCTAATTCATTCTATCCAGCACATCACATCTCGACAGGAGAAGGTGGAATGGTTTGTACCAATGATGAGGAGTTAAAGAAACTAATGATGAGTATTGCTTGGTGGGGAAGAGACTGCTACTGTGTAGGAGCAGCTAATTTAGCTTCATGTGGTACTTGTGGCAAGAGGTTTGATAAATGGCTAGAGTCCTATGATGGAATAATTGACCATAAGTATGTTTTCTCTGAAATGGGATATAACCTAAAGCCACTGGATTTGCAAGGAGCAATTGGAGTAGAGCAAATTAAAAAGTTAGATGAGATTGAGGCTAATCGTAAAACTTCAAAAGAAACTTTAGAGAAGATATTTACAGATAATATTAAAGGCATTAGGGTACCTAAGACCTTAGAGAAAGCAGATCCTTGTTGGTTTGGAACTCCATTCATATGCGAAGAGCCAGGACTAAAACATAGATTAGTACAGTACCTAGAAGATAATAATATACAGACAAGAAACTACTTTGCAGGAAATATATTACTGCATCCAGGATATAGTTTCTTAGATGATGCAAAAAATTATCCAGAAGCAAATAAAGTATTAGACACTGTATTCTTTATCGGAGCAGCACCGCATTATACTCAACCAGTTTTTGATTACATAGAAGAAGTTATTAAAAAGTTTAAATGAGAATAGTAGTATTAGGAGACGGCCTATTGGGTTCCGAAGTAGTAAAGCAAACAGGCTGGGAGTATCTTTCAAGAAAGAAAGATGGTTTCGATATAACACAAGATGAAAAGTTTAATGATTATTTTATTGAAAGTCATCATGGTGTTGTATTTACTCCTAAGTATAGTGTAATGATTAACTGTATAGCTTGTACAGATACTTATTCAAATAATAGAGAAGTACACTGGGATGTTAATTATAAAAGCGTAGTAAAGCTTGCCGACTACTGTACACAGAATCAAATAAAACTAGTACACATATCTACAGACTATGTATATACTAATTCAGAAAGTATAGCCGGAGAGGATAGCGTTCCAGTTCATGGAGCCAATTGGTACAGTTATACAAAACTCTTAGGAGATAGCTATGTACAATTATATCCTCAGCATTTAGTACTTAGAGAGACTCATAAAGAAACACCATTCAAATATCCAGGAGCTTGGATCAATCAAGTAGGAAATTTTGACTACATAGATACAATTGCAAAAATAGTAATAGACCTGACCAAGTATAATGCTAAAGGACTTTATAATGTAGGTACTGAGTTAAAGAATATGTTAGAGCTGGCAAGCAGGACAAGACCGGATGTACTTCCAGTACTTTCTCAAGATAGAAAAGTACCCACAGATGTAAGTATGAATGTTACAAAGTTAAAAGATTTCTATGATAACATATAGTAAGGTAGGGCACTTTGGAAGACTTGGCAATCAACTCTTCCAATTTGCATCTACATACGGAATAGCTAAAAAGCAAGGACATAGGGTAGCTTTCCCTTTAGAGAATGCAGAGCAACCATCTGTAGAAAATTTTAAAGATGGTATAACAAGAGCGGTCACTTTTGATATACCTAAAGCTTTTGTATTAGAAGAAGGGTTAATTCTCCCTAAAAAGGATATACAGACAGTTCATATAGTTCAAGAACCTTGTTTTCATTTCTCAGAAGAATTATTTACAATTCCTGATGATTGTGATATAAATGGATACTATCAAAGTGAAAAATACTTTAAGCATGTAGAGGAGGAACTAAGAAAGGTTCTAACTTTTAAAGAAGAAGTCTATAAAAAAGCTTCTGAGATTTATTCTCAAGTAGAATACAGTACAGTAAGTGTTCACATAAGACGTGGAGATTACTTAGGACTAGAGCAATTCCACCCTGTATGTTTACCAGAGTATTATCAAGAAGCATTATCAAATTTTGCAGATGACAGTTATCAATTCTTAATATTCTCTGATGATATACCATATTGTCAAGATTTATTTGGAGATCAAGAAAATATTTTGTATATTAATACTAACGATGCATTTGTTGACTTATGCTTAATGTCCCTATGTGATCACAATATAATAGCAAATAGCTCATTCAGCTGGTGGGGTGCTTGGTTAAACTCTAATAAAGAAAAGAGAGTAATAGCTCCAAAGAAATGGTTCGGACCAGCCTATGCGAACGTACACAACACAAAAGACTTATACTGCGATAAATGGATACAACTATAAAACCTTTCTTTAGTATTGCAATACCTTGTTGGGGGATAAAAGGTAAAGGAGTAGAATACTTAGAATACTCTTTTAATATACTAGCCCAACAAACATTTACAGACTTCAATGTAATTATCTCAGACCACAGTATAGATGATAATATAAAAAAGCTATGTGAAGATTGGTCAACCTTGCTAACTATTAGGTATATTAAGAACGATATAGGTAGAGGTAATATAGCACCTAACTTAAACGTTGCAATTAATCATTCAGATGGAAAGTACATTAAGATACTTTTTCAAGATGATTTCCTTTATGACGTAGACTCTCTTGAAAATATCTATACAGCAATACAGAGGGATTTAGAAAAGAGTTGGCTTATTACAGCATGTACACATACAAGAGACTGTATAAACCTTTATGATACAATGGTACCTTTCTATCACGATAGAATACATGAGGGTATGAATACAATAAGCTGTCCAACAGTATTGACTATTAAGAACAGTAGTCCACTATTATTTGACGAATCACTTAACTGGCTAGTAGATGTAGAGTATTACAAACGATTATTTAATACATATGGAGATCCTATAGTAGTAAATCAAGTCTGTGCAGTAAATAGAGATGCTGAGGTTAGAACTACAAATATGATATCAGAAGATCAAAAGCAAGAGGAGACTGTGAGAGTAACGGAGATGTATAGTCAAGTATTGGATTTATCAAGAGTAACTCTTATAGCAGTTACATCTGTTAGAGTAGAAGACCATGTAAAAGCTTTAGAGTATAGTACAAGGAATATTAAATTTGGTGCTATTAAAATTGTATCTGATATTGAGCCTGAGAACCTACCATCGTATATTAAGTATCAGCATATAGATAAGATCTTCAATATAGATGAATGGAACTATGCAATGATCTATAAACTAGGCCAGTATATTGACACAGAGTTTGCAATGATAGTTCACGATGACGGCTTTATTATAAACCCTCAATCCTGGAGATCGGAATTCTTTGAGTACGACTATATAGGAGCACCTTGGCCACTTCCTTATGATGACTATTCATATAGAGATATTAATGGAGAGTTAATCAGAGTTGGCAATAGCGTATCATTAAGAAGTAAAAAGCTAATAGACTTACCAAGTGAGTTGAATATGGAATGGAAATCATTTCATGGACTCTATAGTGAAGATGGATTCATTTGTGTGAATAATAGGCATATTTTTAAAGAGCATGGATGTAAGTTTGCAAATATCGATGTAGCTAAATACTTCTCTCATGAAACACCTCTACCAGAAACTGCAGGCATTACTCCATTTGCATTTCATGGCAGAAATAGTTTACCTTATAAAAAAATAATGGTAGATAAAGCTCCTACAAAGGAATTAGTTATAGCAGCTTACGATAAAGACCTTTCCTGGACAGGAGGAGTTAATAGCGATGTAAAGAGAACAGTTTATAGAAAGGGTTCAGAAGTTGTAGATTCTTCTGAGATATTAATAGAACCAAATATAGGAAGATGTGTACATTCTTTCTTTAATCATATATACAATAGGTACGATAGCTTATCTGACTATACTTTCTTTGTACAGGATTATCCATTTGATCATTGGGGTAACTTACTTGAAGTACTAAATGGAACTGTAGAGGATTATAGAAATAAAGCGTCATTAGTAATTGATGGGTATTATGGATATCATAACAATACGTTAGGTACAGCTTGGCAATTGCAACAAACAGAACAGTTTACATATGGAGGAACTTTATGGTGTTTGAGCAATGGACATCCTCAAGATACAAATCCAGACATAGACGTAGATAGTTATTGGGAAATATTATTTGATGAGAGTAAACCTTCTGTTTATGAATTCATGCCAGGAGGACACTTTATAATAACAAAACAACAAGTACACACACGACCAAAAGAATTCTATAAAAAGATAGTAGATTTACTTGAACAAGAAAAGATAGCTCCATGGTTGATAGAAAGGTTAGAATGTTATATCTTTAACAATAAGTATAAAATAAAGTAACAATGATAACAACAGAGTTCTACCATGGACAGGGATTAGGTAATCAATTAGCTGTATACGTAACTACTAGAGCTATTGCTTTAAGGAATGGATATGAGTTTGGATATACTGGTCTAGAAAATTTTGGAGATAGAAGGTACAACGATAGAGGTGTATACTTTATGGATTTAGATCTAGGTAAGGAAGTAACTAATTCAACCATACTAAATCACTACACAGAGAAAGAAACTAGAATTAAACTTCAACACAGTCATCATGATGCTACTATAGGATGTGATGTAAG